CAAAATCATCTTTAGTCTTACTCGCCATCCCCGGATTTGACTGGGTAGACGTAGGGGTATTGACCGCTCGTTGAACCGACGCAAGGTTACCGACGTTAGCCAGACCAAACGAGTTAGAAAGTTCCGTCGGCTTCTGGAAGCCACCAAGGTCAGCACCAATACCGGCCCAGTTACCAACAGTCTTGGCAGGAGTATCCTCCATAGCCTTTGCGACGTTACTTACTCTATCGTCCTTGACGCGATTAGCCATACCGGGATTAGACGGAGTAGCGAGATTAGCGATACCCTGTGGGGTATTTGAGACACTAGTCTTCTGCGAAGAAATATCTCCGATAAGACCAGCATCCTTGATATTCTCAAGCTCATTACGCTGTTCGAGTTGACGTTCGACGTTTGATACGTTCGTCGTCCCGGGCGGAGTTACCGCCTTTGGACTCGACCAATCTTTTAGACTCTTGTCGAAGTTTTCTTTTAGATCAGGGAGGACAGAGCCCTGAGCAGTTTTGACGTACCCACTTGGAACAGAAGTTGCTCTAGGAGTTGTTCCCGACCCTTCCGGGACATCAGCCCATTCGGCATCTGCAATTTCCTTATCTGGTGTTACTGTGACCCCGCCGACGTTTTCGTCTTCAATAGGGGTCTGGGGTTGAGTTACTGATTTGATATAGCGATCAATCGCTGGATTCTTGGATACGGGCTTATCATTACGACCGTCGTTTTCACCACGGGTTTGCGAACCTCGACCAGCAGAAGAACCCCCGGACGGAGGATTGATTCCGACCTCTTGATCGTCTGAGTTATCACTCTGTTCTGGTTCTGGTGTCGTTTGTCCTGTATCCAGGATTTGGTAACCCGTCAAGTCGTAGACAGGAAGAAGTGTAACGAGGTCAATATAAGCGACTCGTACAGAGCCATCTGGACCACGAACGAGGCGACGGATCGCCCTCTTGACGGGAGTAGCCATTAGTTATCCTTTGATTTCGCTACGCTTTCAGCAACGCTTCGAATACTCTTAAGGACGAGCATGGCTCGAACGACACCTTGAAGACGATGTATCTCTACGGGGTCGGTCGAGTTCCACAAGCCCTTATTTGCTTTGTCGATCTCGTAATCAGCGTAAGCAGATATAGTATCGACAGTCATTTTTGTATCGAAGACATTAAGAATGTCACGAGCTAGTTGTTTGTTCATTTGACCTCTGGTCTGCGTTAGCCAGGGTTCCTTGAACCGGCTTCACCTACGCCACCACCACCGGGACGTTCCGGCTGGGACGGCTTTTGGTTTGACCCACCGCCACCACCGGTAAATCCGGGAGTACCCGGCGACGGGGCGTTACCCGGCTGGATATTACCTCCGCCTGTTCCAGTAGGATCGTTACTAGGAGGTTGGCCCTGTTGAGCCTGCGGAGGAATACCCATAATCCGTTGCATGTCAGCCATAACCTTGGCTTGGATAGCGGCTTCACGAGGATCATTGACAACCTTATCTGGTTCGAGATCAATACTAGCAGCGTATTCACGGAGCAAGTAATCAATCTTTGCGTAAGGAGCAAGCTGAGGATTACTGGTCGTAAGCTGGAGCATCTGCATGAGCTTCTGCGAACGGATTTCGTTACGCATCAGGCTCTCAGTACCACGAGCTACGACAGAGACATCACCGACATACTTCTTATCGAAGTTGAACTGCATGTTAAAGGCGTAGAAGCCCTTGCCCTGCGGAACGAGGATGTACTGATCGATGTTCTGAATGACAGCCTTGATGTTCTCTTTGGCAGCACCCATCAGCATAGACATACCAGAAGCGGTACGACCGACACCCATCACACCAGAGATACCATGAGCATAGCTCGGCATACCGGTCGACTCATCAGCAAGCTGACGGGCCTTGTCGAACATCGCAAGACATTCCTGCGTGACATTCGGGAACTTCGTTCCGAACAGCGCCTGACCGGGAGCACCACCCTGACGGCGGATAATCTTACCGGGATACATCTCCATCGACTGACCAGCTACGAGGTTGGTCTCATCGATCTCGAAAATGATGTTACTCGAAAGGACAGCGTTGTCGATTGCGAGGCGCATAAACCCGTTCATCAGAAGCTGGGTGTCATCCATATTTTCAGCGACACCGACACCAAAGAACGAGTACGGGTTGAGTTCGTAAGGCGCAGCCTGATAAGGGATACGCATCGGGGTAAACGGATTAAGGACAAGCCGAAGGATTTGACCGTTCGTCGTCCACGCGTTGACCTGAATTTCGTCGAAGTCCTTCATTTCATCCGGGATAGTCAGACCAGCTTGTTCAGCGATCTCACGATCCATCATACCCCAGTACTCAAATACTTCAAAGCGTTCGATACTTGGATGGACGTTATTATCTTCGATCTCATCTTCCCAGTATTCGCGGATGTAATTCGTACCCTGAGAGATAGCCTTCTCGATGCTTTCCGAACGGAAGTGAGGACGCTTCTTTAGGGCGCGAAGCTGCGAACGAGACATCTTATGACGCTCAATCGTATACTCACACTCTTCAATCGAACGAGCGTCTGGGTCTGGGTAGAAGTTCCAGAGAGAAACATGATCGACAGCACCCATCGTCTTTTTGACAGGCGTGTATTTACCGGCTTCATCCCACTTAGGATACTCACGATCAATCGCGAACGGGCCCTTCTGGACCCCATGTCCAAGAAGACACATCTCGAATACAGACAACTGTAGCTTACGAGTTGCGTCGCTTTCATCAAGCTGATCTTGGATGAGCGCGTCCATCGATAGAGCAGCTTCCTTAGCAGGCTCGAACGTATAGGACGTAGGCGTCAACCCCGGACCTTCTTTGAGCATATCAGCGACAGGCTCAAGCTTCTTGCTCATAGGACCGAGCGACTTCATAATGTCAGGGCGAGCGATAGCGGCAGAAGTCTGGGGCTGTGGAGCCCCCTTACCACCCGGCCCACCAGCCATCTGCTTCGCCTGATTCTCAGGAGACTTCGGGTCGAAGTGGACGACGTCGATCACACCTTCTACTTCACGGGAAGGCTCGATACCAATCGGGTACTTACTTCCGGAGAAAAGGATGTCACACAACTGCGCGTAACTAGCGAGGACCTTAGTCTTCGTGATCTTGATAAAGACGCGAGACTTCTCATGCTCAAGGAACTGGACCGTCGGGGAGTAGTACCCACGATAGTTATTAAAAGCTTGGAGCCAACGCTGTTCAGCCTCTAGACGATAGTCCTTTGCACGACGATATTTCCCGTCGATATACGAGACAAAAGTAGAGAGCCCAAGGTTTTCCTCGGACACACTCTCAGGAGTCTTGCCTTCAGCGAGGGCAATGACTTTACTGGTATCTACAGTCTCGGACGTCAGGAACTGAGTCCCACCTGTATTACTAGAACTTACCGGAGATACCGGCTGGATAGAATCCATCATGCCCATTCTGTTTTCCTTATTGGCAAATGACCTCAGATTCGAACTGAGACTAAGAAGGTTGGAGCTTCTTGTGCTACCGTTACACCAATCAAATTAGTAACCGAACACACGGTCGGCGTAATTATTTTTCTTTTCAGTCGTCGCCCACTGGTCCCAATCCATACCACCCTTGGGGCGAGAAGAGATACCATAGCGAATACTGTCATAAGCGTGATCATGTAGATAACGCCGGTCGATGTCGTCATCTCCCTGCGTTATTGGAGCCGAGGGGATACTAGGAAGATCAGCTATGATCTGACGACAATTGTCGAAGAAGATAATACCCGGCTTACCAGTCATAGGATCGACGGATAGAAGCTGGTGTAGCTGATGCTTACTGGCGACACGAGAACCGGGGGTCCTGTCGGACTTTCTCCAACGGAGACCCATCTTCTGCATGACCTCGGCAGTCGTAGGACCTGTCTGACCACGATCAGACCAGACCGACGAGTCGAGAACGCCGTAAGAGATATTCTCTCCGTACTCACGTTCGAGGATCATCTGTCCGAGTTCTTCACCACGTTTCCGGAAGACGTAAAGTTCCCGGTAGACGTACAGCGTTCCGTAAATCGGATCGACGGCATACCAGTGAACGGCAGACGCCTGCGTATCCGAATAACCATAATCGGCTGAGCGGAACTTCATCCAAGATGAGGGTATCTTGAACGGCTCACAGACGTGGGTAGCAATCCTGAATTCAGGGAAAGCAGCACCTTCTGCGACAGTCCAGTCACCTTCTAGGAGACGCTTACGTTCTGCCTCGGGGAGAGCCATAAGGTTAGCGCGATACCGCCAATCGAGGTAGGGGTTGTCAATCAGACCGGCTGGGATGAACTGGCGGTAGAACATGGGCTTACCCCACATATCTTCCGGGAAGTCCGGGTCCTTGTCTGGGATAATGAGTTCGACTCCGTTTTCGTCACGGGCGGGGAACGGTACACCTGGCGGGGCTGGGTCGATAAACATCCGTTTGACCCAACCATGACCGATGCCGCCCGGATTTGTCGTTGCCCGTTTGTGGAGCGGAAGTCCAGAGTCCTTAGGTGTTCTAAGTCTTGAAGACAAATAGGTCCAAGGATACGATGTAGGGTACTGAGTGAGTTCGTCAATTCCGACCCAAGAAAAATCCTGTCCCTGATAACGCGTTACATCTTCGTCACGGTCGAGATAAGAGAACCACATCTGAGCGCCAGATGGGAACGTCCAGCAAGACTTCTTCTCCGACCACGTAGCCCCCTTGATAAACTGTGGGTACAGCATCTGGGACTCACGAATCAACTTACGGAGTTCGTCATTAGTCCGACGAATAAGAAGTCCTTGGAAATACTTATTGTCGAAGTACCGCATAGGATCGGCGATCATCGCATAGGACTTACCACCGCCTGCCGCGCCGCCATACAGGACTTCCTGAGGCCATGCCGACAAGAACTGGGACTGGGGTCCGGGGTTAGCCTTGAAGATAACAGTCCGGTCTTCTGGGATCGGGATGTCTTCGAACTCTACCGGGACGACCGCAATCGACTTAGTCGCGAGATCATCTTCGATCTTATTCTTATTCTTTATTTCTTCGTACTCGGCACTCTGCTTGGCGACACGCTTCTGGAGATGTGCGAGACGGATTTTATCACCGGTTAGCTTAGACCGCTTACGGTACTTCTTCCGCTCTTCTCTTGGAAGTCTTTCTTTCGTTGGTTTAGGCAACGAGAACTTCCGAGGATGATCGGGACGGTACTTGTCGTAAATAGTCTTGAGCCCCATGTGCGTCAGGGGCTTGATATGTTCGGGGAACTTAGCATTCATCGAGTCGACGGCTTCACGGAGCGGGAGCCCACGATCGAGCCAGTCTAGAGTATCCTCTATGATCTCGATTACAGCCATATCAGGGATCAGCCGGGCTGGATTATCGGGGTCGATAATATAACCTGTGGGTGGCCGGGAACCCCGGGGCCTTGGTTGCCAGTCGGACAACGCCATTCTTAGACTCCTAGTCTTCTAGATCAGCCCATCTATGGACTTCACGTTGGTATGCTTCTTCCTTCTTGGCGACAATATTAGGATCGACAGGAAGATTATGGTTAGCTAGGAACTCGCGTGGGACAGCCCGGAAGTTTACCCGGACGTCTTCGACTTG